CTTCACAAACAGGCGCTTATCAGCCGTGTTGACAGCAAGCTCAGCACCGCTGGTAGAGTTAGTTAAATCACCAGCAACAGGAACAGAACTCGCTGTGTTGCTGCGTTTAGTCAGAATAGTTGCCATTAATATGTCCCTCCGGCAATAGAGCCAGTTAATTTAGAGCTGTCTAAAGAAGTAATCCAAGCTGGATTAGAATAAGTACCTGTAGTGTAAACACCGTTAGTCACCGTAGCTGCATTGCCTGTGATAGACCCTACAATAGTTGAACTGAAAGTCTTGATTCCTGCTACTGTTTGATCCCCTGTGAGCCTCACAGAAGTAGACAACACATTGGAAGCCTCAGTAGCACTTGCAGCCGCTGCTGTCGCGCTAGAGGCCGCTGACGTTGCGCTAGAGCTGGCAGCAGTTGCAGAAGAGGCAGCATTGGTTGCAGAAGTAGCTGCGTTAGAAGCTTGGGTAGTTGCTGTAGTAGCTGAGCTAGCAGCATTACTCGCACTGGTACTAGCAGAGGAGGCACTAGAGGCTGCTGCGGTAGCGCTTGTAGCAGCATCCGAAGCACTAGAGGACGCTGCTGTGGCACTAGAGGCAGCATTAGAAGCCTGTGTAGTAGCTGTAGTAGCTGAGTTACTTGCCGATGTAGCACTAGATGAGGCACTAGAAGCACTGCTAGAGGCTGCTGTAGCACTGGAAGCTGCATTGGTAGCCGATGTGCTAGCTGCTGAAGCACTCGCTGCACTCTCACTGGCGCTTGTAGCTGCATTACCTGCTGAGACACTAGCTGCTGTGGCATAGCCAGCCGAATTAGTAGCTGAAGTAGCTGCTGCTGTTGCACTGGAAGCACTAGAGGCTGCACTGTTACTCGAAGCTGTAGCTGAGTTAGCAGCATTAGTAGCGCTGGTTGCTGCCGATGATGCACTAGAGGCTGCATTAGTGGCTTGGGTAGCTGCACTCGAAGCACTGGTAGATGCAGCAGAGGCTGAAGTAGAAGCGCTAGAGGCACTAGAGGCCGCTGCTGTCTCAGATACTGCAGAAGCGGTAGCACTAGAAGCAGCAGCAGTAGCGCTAGAGGCACTAGCAGTAGCCGATGTAGCAGCCTGTGTTGCCGAGTTAGCAGCGTTAGCCGCCGATACAGCAGCTTCGTTAGCTTTGGCTACCGCTAACAATACCTCACTAGAGGCATCGTTGGTAGCATCCCCAGAACCTCCGGGGCCGCGATAGATTGCCATAAATGTTAGACTCCAAATAGTTTCTTAGTAACCGAATCAGGTCCTGTATAACCAGAACCATACCAATCCTGCAAAGGAGTAGCTACGTCACGTGGCTGATTAGGCATATATCCTGTGTAATAATTCTGTACTTGCTGGAAGTATTCAGGACTATACTGAGGCATTGTGTTAGCAGGTTTGTAGGCAGGGATAGGAGATACTGCTGGAGCGCTAGGCATCGAAGGCAATGCTGCTGCTGTTAAAGCACCTCCAAATAAGGTCTTCATGAACTGATCTGTCAACACCTTTTGGACACTTGTGGGTAAGGCGACAGCCTCAGAAGCATTGATACCCAGATCCTTCATGTAATTCTCGAAGGAACTACCGAGTTCTGTTTGAGTCATCGGGCCCATCACATCAGGAACCACAGAAGGGGTAGCCACAATAGCGTCCATAGCAGCAATAGCTTCTGGAGTCATAGCAGCAGCCATAGCTGAATCATAGGCAGCATTAGTACCAAACTCTGGCACCATACCACCTGCAATGTCAGCATCAGCGGCTGCTGCGGCTGCATCACCACCAAATAGACCACCAGCAGCTTGTCCTAAGCCGTAGGCTACAGCAGCATTTGCACCAGCATTAACAAGTGGAACAATACCGCCGCCACTTGGATCAAGACCTAGAATATCATCAGCAATCGTATCGCCAAGGATGTCATTGGCTACGTTGTAGATACCGCCACCGTTAGGATCAAATCCTAGTACATCATCTGTAATTTTGCTTACAACGCCACCCATTATTTACCTCTTTTCCATATCTGATAGTGTTCTTTATGTGGCAGGTCTTTGAAGTATTCAAAACCAAAGGCCTTAATATAATGCTTTGAAGGAATATTTACTCGTGTATCGTATAAGACATACAGATCACTGCCTTGTTCTTGCGTAAATGCTTTCCAGTCTTCCTTCATACGTTTAAAAGACGATAAAGATAAACTAGAAACATCACAGTGCACCCAAAGAACCCCAGCATGGGGCTCTAGCGTCACCTTATAATCAGAATCAGTGATTACAGGAATCTTAGGGTAGAGGTGCATCAGAAGTCTCTTGCACTTTAAAGTTCTTACCAGTAGCTTTCTTTATAGCCTCGACAGGCTTCTCAACTACTTCCTCATAGCTAGGATGAGTCTTCATAGTCTTAATATCGTGAGCGTTTACAAACTCAAAGATATTACCTGATTGTTTACATTTGAATTTAGCCATAAAACCTTTCTTATAAGCTATCAACTTAATAGCGTATGAAAAAGGCTCCCTACCTTTTGAGTAGGGAACCAAGTTAGCTTACGCTATCAGGCTGGAACAGCCAAAGCAATAGCGGAGCCGTCACGCAACTCGTCAGCGCCGAACAGAACGTCAGCGGTGAACAGGTTAGCCAGCCACTCTTGTTTGTACTGAGTCTGAGTACGCACACCCATTTGCTCGACCAGAACAGCAAAGTCCTTGTGAGCCAACAAGCAGATGCGATCACCGTCAGTAGCAGCATCAGCGTTGGTGGTCACGAACACGGGGATACCGTACACGTTACCAACTTCGCCGTTACGGATGGTGTTACCAGCGCCGGTCTCACCCACGAAAGCTTGCTCGGTGAAGCGAGCGATGCCCATCAGAGTGTTACGAGTCGAAGGAGGAACCAGCAAGAAGCGGCCATCCATAGGAACATCGTTGTCATCCAGACGTTGGATAGAACGGCGGATAGCAGCGTCAGTCAGAGCGCCAGCAGTGCCGGTGTAAGCGGTAGTACCATCAGCACCAGAGTAAGCGCCAGTGTAAGCAGCAGTACCGTCACCACCGTTGGCCTTACGACCCAGTTGGATGATGGTAGAGTCAACTTTACGACCCAAAGCATAGCCAGCGTCATCAGTGTAGAACTGACGCAGCGAAGCCAAAGCTTGAGCTTCCACGATGTCTTCGATCAGACGGCTGTATTCCCAGTGTTGGTTGATCGAAACAGTCTTCTCGCCTTCAGTTGCAGCGATCAAGGTCACTTGAGTCGAAGCAGCCTTAGCAGAAGCATCACCACGGGTAGGAGCGGGAATGTGAACGGTGTCACCTTTCTTGCCCTTGAAGTTCATCTTCTTGACGAGGTTAGCGGCAACCAAGCTCTTCTTGTATGCTGCGATAATTTCGTCAGACCACACTTCAGGGATGAAGGTTGCTGCGGTCGAGACGGTAACGTTGTTAGTACCTAAAGCCATTGTAAATTCTCCTAAGAATTAAATAAATTGAAATTATTTGACCCGGCCATCAGCATAAGCGGACATAATCTCGTCCTGCATTGCCTCATAGCGATTCGGGTCTGTCATACGTAGCCGGATAAGGTCGGCACGGCGATATACCTTCTTCGATGATTCACCAGTTCCGCCAACATCAACAGCAGCAGCACGAAGGTTTTGCTGGCGTACTTGTTTGCCTGCATCTTGTGTCTGTGTTGTCTTAGCTGTACGAATCTGTTTAAACGTAGAGAGAAGTTCATCTGCTGCGTTAAAATCGTACTGAGCATCAGCCATCGCATACATATTTAAACGTAATGGAGAGCCTTTGACCCACTCGATAAATTCACCATCTTTAACAATCTCAGCAAAGTCAGGATGTTTCTTCTGAAGCATCGACTGAGTCTGCATCACTTGCATCTGCTGTGCGGCCTTTTTAGCTGCCAACACATCAGGATGGTTTTCCACTGCTTTCTGAACTGCCTTCTTCGGATCTTCAAAGAAATCAATATCAGTTTCTTCTTGTGGTTGTGCTTGTTGTTGCTTGCTGGAGAGTTGCTGCTTAATCAGATCATCTGCTAAACGCCGAACCTCACCAACTTCTTGAGCTTGTCGTCCAATGAGCTTTTCAGCCTCTTGGTGCATCTTAACAATATCCTCGAAGTTCTTACCCTTGTATTTATCGGGAACTTCAGAAACTGTTTCGACTTTCTCGACAGGTTCTTGTTGTTTAAGTTCTTCTGCGTCCAGTTCACTTACTGAATTCAGTTCTTCATTATCAATTAAAGCCATACCTAACCTTTCCTTGCTCCGTAGAGTTCTAAGGATTAAAACGCAGCGCAGCGAGTATTCTCACTTTGTTGCGAACAAATTTATAATAGATTCAGAGTTGCTCTTACGAGTTCTGTTTCTGTTCGATTTTGAGCTTTTCAGCTCGAACTCTTGTCCACCTATCGTAGGCATCGGGAAAGGCTCCAGAGAAACCTTCCAGCTTACTACGAGGAGCAGCAAGAACTTTGACAGCATCCTTACCACAATGCGGACATACAATAGTCCGAATACTGTCTTCTCTTAGCGCCTCTGTTACGTGGCCTTCAGAGCAGGAAAAGTCACTCATGATCTTCATGTTGTAACTCCTCATACACTTGTTCACACGTATCCTTGCGCTTTAAAAGTAAATCTAAGATGTCCAACTGTCCGAGGCGGAAATGTAATGAGTGATCGTCTGCGACAGTGCGAACATTACTTAGATTTTCTTCTAACTTTTTAAAGTCCTCCATCAATGCTTTCCACCCTTCGGTAGCCATCATTGAGAAGGCATCTTCATAATATTTTTGTAACTCTGGGGCCAATTTGGTTATCCTTCGTTAGTGGTTATTTTTGTTTATTCATCATCTGAAGTGTAGCAATACGCTCGTTTGAGGCAATATCGGCTGCTTTCAGATTAACTTGTTTCTCTTTGAGCATCATGTCAGCCAGTTTCAAGCGTTTCTCGAAGTCACCACCGTTATCTAGGTTAGTAGCGGCACTTTGGATGACGTCAATACGCATCTTTTCTGGCATCAACTGAGTTTCAACCTGTGTTTGCTGTGCTTCAGCACCAGATTTAGCTGCCTTAGCTTGTAAATCTTGAATCTGAGCTTGTAGCAGAGCCATTTGAAGCTGTTGTTGCTGCATTTGAGCTTGTTGAGCTTCAGGATTAGGTTGAGACATCTGCTCAAGCGTCTGAATCAATTCACCACGGTTAGTCAGAGAGCTGTTTTGCAAGATTCCCTTAAGAATCAGAGGCAGAACAGGAGTATTTGGGCCTAAAGTTTGCAGCAACGCAATCATTTGCTGTTGTTCAAACTCTCGTGCCAAGATACCTAACGTAGCTGTGGGGATAAAGTTCATGTCCACTGAGGGATACCGCTCACCATCGAACTGCATATAACGATAAGCAGCCTTATTGATGAACGGAATCATGAAGTCTTCTTGGAAGTTACTCAGAGTACGCTTATACTTCTTGATGATGCCTGCCATAGCCATCGACATACCACCAGCGCCAGCGTCACGGGGAACGTTAGAAGGCATACCAGCAGAGTCAACAGTGCCTGTAGCTTGCAAGAGCATACGTTCAAAGTTCTGAGCAGCAGCAGCGGCATTACCATCTGTCTGTCCGAACTTGAAGGGATACAGAATCTCACTTGGAGCACCGTTAGTGAGGATAGCTTTACCTGGCTTAATCTCGAACTTAGCACCACGAGGTAAGCGGGTAGCATCCATAGCGATCATAGGCGCTGTGGTAAGTGCCAGAGAGTCCATATGAGCACGCAATTGACCATCAATGGCCTTTTGCATGTTGTAAGCTTTCTCCACCGTACCACGACCCCAGAAGCGTCCGGGAACTGTATCGTCCTGATAAGCGATAATAGGACGATCCTTCATCATGTAAGGATTCTCTTCTGCCTTGAGCAAGATACCATCGTTAGCAATAACGATAATAGCCTCTACCAAGTTGCAGTGTTCATCAGCATCAGAACCTTCAGGGAAGATCTCTTCATACTCAACTTCTTCACCTTCAGTCAGGTACTCACGAGGGACCAAACCGTAATAGGTGACAAGCTTAACTTTATCATCCTGATACTGCTTCAAGTCTTGAGTAGGTTCCAAGTCTTGATCATCGTAGCTAGAACCGATGTCTACTTTCTTGTAGATACCACGTTCAATACCTTCAACAACCTTGTGCAAGGAGACATACTTCTCAACTGCAACACCCATAGCGTCTTCGATGGAGTCAGCATTAGGGTCAATCAGGAAGTTTTTAGGGTTAACAGGTTTAACCTTGATAGCTACTCGTTCCTTCTCGGTAACACCAATAGCGGCTGCTTTGGCAACACCGGGAATAGCTTGAGTTGCAGGGATGTATTCTGTCTCGGTCTTGACGATGATCTCACCGATACCTGTACCGTAGATCTCAGCCATCAGTTCGATGTGATCAATAGACTTCTTGATCTTATCCTTCTTGAAGTCTTCCATCAGTTGATTCTTCAACTGTTCAACGTCAAAAGGATTACCGTTGACGTCCTTGATGTCATCTTCAATGTCAAAGAACTCACCTTGACCAAAGATAGCTTCCATGATCTCAGCGTGACGAGTCTCTACAGCCTGCTGTGTAGCAGGGGAGATAATGCGGCTACGCTCTGACTCACGGGTTTTATCTTGGATGTCCCACTGACCACGGAAGATACGCTCATACTCAAGCCACGTATCCATGTAGTTAGCGTCCCGATGATCACGCCAACGGGTAATGTGATCAGTAACCCACGAGGTAAGTTCTTTCTCAGCCTCTGTAGGTTCCTCAAATCGAGGGTTGTTAATGTCTTCCATCTTGTTCCTTTAATAGCCCGAGATAGGGTCTAATACTTCGTATTCGTCTTCTTCGTAGTCCTGCTGATAGGACGTTATAGCTAACTGATCCACGTACGAAAGAGCATCAACCAAGTCATCATGCACGCCTGAGGTAGGGAACATGATTAACTGATCTTGAAACTCTTCCCAATCTTCTTCTTTGTTAAAGCTGATACGTCCATGCTCTAATCGTCCTTGAAGACTCCAGACAACACGATCAGTCTTCTTCTTATTGCCATGAGTCAAATCTTGAATGTGCGAGTAGATGTTATTCTTACGCATCAGATCATTCAGATAAGGCAGCACAGCGTTCTTTAAAGCACCTCGTTCAATACCTACCGATAAAGGCTCATAGTCACGAATAGCTTTGAGAATTTTAACTGCTGTCTCTCGGATGTCCCAGCGACCATGAATGATCTTGGCAATCCACCAATCACCGTTATCGGCAACTTTGGCAATGGCAATAGCTGATTCGTCTAATCGCTTCTTAGAAGCACCTGCGTTCTTAGCTACATCTTCAAAGCCTGCTAAGTCAATGGCGATAACGTAAGAGCCATACTGAGGTTCATCACCAAGCTTAAACCATTCAGGCTTGAAAACATCAGCGCCAGAGGTATCAAAGCTAGACAGATATTCCTGCTTGAAAGCAAAGCTACTCAAGGTACGCTTAGCAGCTTCAATTTCCTTAGGATCAATGGTTTCATTATCGGCTGTGGTCTTATGCCATGCTTTCCACTCTTCGTCCTCACCGGACTGTCCAAGTTTGAAAACGTCATAAAACCAGTTACGACCTGAGGGAGTAGAGATGAATAGTGCTCTACCTTTTTTGTCAGACAAGGAAGCTCGAATGATCTTCTGCCATACATCTTCTTTAATGAAGGCACATTCGTCCATAACCACATAGGTTAAAGACACACCTCGCAATGAGTCAGGATTGTCAGCACCACGTACAAGGATCTTCTTACCGTTGATCAGTGTGATCTCAAGGTTATTGATGTGGCTAGACTTGATGACAGGCCTCCCAAGCTCATGCAACAAGTCCCAAATAATTGTCCGGGCTTGCCCCAGCGTAGGAGCGATGTACATCACCGCAGAGCCTTCTACGCAGTTTAAAGCCTCGATAAGGAGTGTGACAGCAGATAGACGTGACTTACCACATCGGCGACCAGCAGCTACCACTTTGAATCGGGTAGTGTCTTTAAAGACCTCTTGCTGCCAGTTAAGTAAAGCAAAATTAAGTTCAGACATCGATAATGTCCTCACCTGTACTCACCATAGGCTGATTAAGACCAGTGATGTTGATGGAGATCTGAGGTGTTCCTCCGCCCTGCTTAGCAGCCTCGAAGGAAGACACAGGGACAATCCTATCGACAATCAGCTTCCATGCAGCAGCTTGGTTTTTATGTTCATCGTTCAGAGCTGCATCGTAAATAGCCTCAAGCACCTTAGCACTCTTAGGCGAATTAAGCATACGTAGCTTATATTCATTGATAATAGCAGCCTCACCCTTAGGACGACCAACTGATCTACTTTCTTTTATTTCTGTAAGCTCTGACTTCTTTGGACGTCCAGCTTTACGTTTAGGTTGTTCATTTTCCATTTGTCTTTGTCCTTTCTGTTAGGGAGACAAAACACTTAGTGATAGACAAAACATCTATGCTTAAAGTACTTTAAAGGAACGTATAAGTTAAGAGCTTAGTAAGTTATATATTATAAGAACTTATAGTATGTTACTCATAGTATTTAACTTATACATTCGTTGTATCAACTGTCCAGATTCCTGCTAAGTCCTTAAGAGTCCATCACCTTCTTAGGTACTTCATTTATCTATTACATATATTATACCATACTTTGTCTTGTTTGTCAAGCTTTTTCGTAGTTTTGTTACAATTTAGTATAAACTTTACAATTCTTTACTCTTTTACACTCCGTTGGAGTCTACCATTACAATCTAAACACTATGGATTGTTTAGTTCTTATATTTTTTCTTGTATATCAACTACTTAGCGCTTTAAGTGATCCAGTCTAATCTGTCCCCAATTAAGTCTATTTTGACCTTTTTGTGTGCGTCAGAGGCTCCTGCAACATTCCACTCACTAGCTCTGCCCCTCCCCCCATCAATCGTGTACTTGGTAGCGCTGCCAAGTCACTCGATCATGACTGGGTGAGCTACTGTATGTTTATACAGTGCTGTACATACTCCCAGTAGTATGCATTATAGTTCATGTATGCATTATAGTGCAGGTGTGAGAGGCGGTGTAGGTGCCTACAACGTACACTTGAACGACACACTTCAGAGGATCAGCAAAGACTCAAAGCATCAAGCACTGTTACAAACTGTTACAATTAACTTCAAATAAAGTAGTTGACAACGACAAAACCATGATACAATACAGCCATGTTCAACAAACCTAGCAAGGTAAACACCATGAAAGACTACGCACTAGCCATCGCCATCGGTCTGGCCCTGACAATCGGGGCTTTGCATTACTTCGACGTCCTGGTCAAGTGATTCCACCGTGAAGGGTTCTAGTGTAGAATCCTTTGCAGTGCAATTAAGTGCACTAGATCCCGCCTGTGATGTACAGGCACTCACCTTTAAAGGTACACCATGAAACAATCCATTAACTTCAGTCAGTTTGTCGATGCCTTCCACGCCTATGGCCGATACGATTCATTCGGTTATGATGCATTGCGTCTCATCTTTGACTACTTGGAGCAGTACGAGCAAGACTGCAACGAGGAACTCGAACTTGATGTAATCGCGATTTGCTGTGACTATAACGTCAGTCATTGGACTGATGTTGCACAGGACTACAGAATTGATCTGTCCGATGCTGATGGTGATGCTGACGAGGAAGAGCAGATTGTCTTGGAATACTTGAACGACAACACAATGGTTCTTGGAACTTGTGCCGATAGTATCGTTTTCCAGTGCTTCTAAGGGGTTTATTATGAGCGAATCATTAACCTACATCGACCACGACGGAATTGAGCAAATTGTAGAAGGATGCGAAACTTACACGGACAAGGCTGGTAGACATTGGATGCATTGTTCTGTAACAGGCACAAACTTAGCATCCAAGGAACGAAGTCGGGAAGATATGCTGTTATCTGCTCTAAACTCTGCTCTCTGGTATGTCAAACACTACAAAGATGATCGAGACTCTTTGCGGGAATTTAAAAATAAATTTGCCATGTTTGTCGATTCTGTTTCAGACAAAGAAGACTAAAAGTAATCCATGAGATACGAAGTACAATTCAGATCAAGCGGTATAGTAGCATTCAGTGCCCAAGAACGTGGTATCTGTCAGCATTGGCTAGAATGCAACGATTATGGCCCTGAGACGCCCTTCACTGACCTTGATACAGGTGAGACAGTATGGACTAGGGGTGAATGTCTTAACCTGTTCAAGGTGGTACGATGCAAGACAAAGAACTAAGACCTACACCGTGGCCTTTTAAGTACGTCAACGGACATCAAACACCACAATCACTGGCGTTGCAGTCTGATAAAGGCCAGCACCGCCCAACACCGATCAACCTAACCGACATTGAGGATGCACTGCTATGATGAACATTCAAACTATTGAAGATGCTTATTACCTTGAAGATAAGCGCAACAACGCATTAGAGGCCGAACGCATGGCCTATATCCGGGGCGATATTGAACTTGCGAAGGCTTATGGCATGATTGCTGACCTATTGCATGATAAAATGGAAGGCGAAGACCAATGAACAACACAAACACAGGCGGCTCAGCATTTCCAGCGTTATACGCAGGCAATGGAGCTGAAGGCATGACCCTACGTGACTACTTTGCGGCCAAGGCGATGCAGGGATTTGCAATGGATGATGCTTTATGCAACGAAGCATCAACCGCGCCAGAATGGTTTAAAGATATTGCGGAATCCGCTTATGAATTGGCAGACGCCATGCTGAAAGCGAGGAACAAATGACTAAACTAAAACAATTTAGCTACAAGATTAGAGGGTTTGACTTTTACGGTCTCTGCGAAGTCCAGTCTATTGAGTCTCTGCCATTGATCGTTCGATGCACTGACCTGTATCTTGAGGGATACAAGGATGACAATCCGCCGGACATGAAAGATCTGGTTGACTATCAAGTGATCTTGGACATCGAGGACATGGTACGCTTGGAGGTTGAGAATGGTAAGTAACCATTGGGTTATCTTAGCTGTAGTGCTTTTGTGCTACATGATCGGAGGCTACATTGATAGCTTGGCTAATTGAGCTGTTGTTACCATCTCGAAAGGCCTCTAGAAAGGCTTTAACGGGCCTCCAAGGCCTCTAATTCACCAGATCCAGACTCGCTCGAGAGTCAGAAACCAAAGGAGCTTAAATGCGCTGTGTTTGTTGTGATAAGAAGTTGAAAGATCATGAATCTGTCCGCCGTCATGCCATTACCAATGAATTCTTGGACATGTGTGACGCCTGTTTGAAGGAAATCCCTAACATCCCGACAAAGCTGCCCAAGGGAGTCGTTATTGAGGCTGATCCGTTTGAGGACAGCGAAGCCAATGACAATGACGTAGACATCGACTCTGTTACACATTGTTACACTTTAGACCTTGACAAAGATTGACAGAGGCGTATAATAATACATTAGAGACACTAGGATGTTTCATAGATGCTTAGAAGTTAAATGATATAAGATACATACTATAAGTTCTTATAACATTAACGTAAAAGCATAGATGTACCGTCTTAGTGACTTTAAAGTAACATTAAGAGCTCTTATGTAACATAAGCAATGTTATAAGTGTGTCTAAATGTTATTAACTTTTATCTAATAGGAATAAACATGGATGATTTGTCTATAACAATGTATGACGAACAAGACCAACAAGACTATGAACTGATGAAGTTTGAGTGTTGGTATCACTCTGTGATTGATGACATGGCTGGTCTTATTCGTGCCAATGGCTATGATAAGGTCATGTTTGATGTCATGTGTGCAGTGAAGCGAATGTCAGGGGATGAGAAATGAACGAACGAATTGTAAAACTTAGCATAGAGGCTCAGGACTACGCTTGTACCGTTACTGAAAAGTATGTTCCTGAATGCGGTGAAGTAAGTTATCTTTGGGAACATACCTTTCGTGAAAAGTTCGCCGAGTTGATTGTCCTAGAATGTGCTGAAATTGCTAATGCCGGGCTCGATCCTGATGAAGATTATTTGATCGGGAACGACATCTTAAAACATTTCGGAGTTGAGCAATGATTGTCTCACTGTTTGTGGGTGTCTTAACACTTTTAAAGGTGGTGCTGAAATGAACAGGTTTAGTCTTGTCTTGAACTTAGGTGAGAACGCTAAAGTCACTGTAGGCTTTGACATCCTGAGTGACGATGGTGATCCTTATGTGGACTTTGACGGCCTTCAAGTATGGTATAAAGGTGTTGACATCATTGACACCCTCGACCATAACGATCTAGTCTACTTGGATACTCAGATCATGGAGTCGTGGGACTTGATCGAGGATCAGATTTATCATGATGGCTTTTGAGGTGATGGTATGATGAACGGAGTGAATGTATGAGAGACACCATAGACATGGCCCGTGAGGCTGGACTTGAAGAAATGTGGGAGTTCACAACGGGCTTTACAAAAAGGCTCAAAGCCTTTGAAGCACTTGTTCGTGCTGATGAGCGCAACAGAGTCTGGTCGCAAAAGCACTGGACTGAGTACGAACAAGCCATTGTGCAAGCCATCCGTGAGCGTTCAGCGAACGAAAGAGCCAGAGGCCAGCGAAGCGATGAGGACTCGAAAAGAGGAGAAACAAAGTGAAGTTGTGCAGATACCACCGCCCAAAAATGATCGGTCGTGCTGCCTTCAAAACACTGTTGAAGCGTAACGGGTTCAAAGTACCTCGTGACTTTTACGGACAAGGCTGTTGTATTGCACTGCGATACGGACGAAAGTGGCGTTTCCGTTTTGACGCTGGCAAGGTTGATGTGTCCTGCGAACTTTGGGACTTTGATCGCTGGGCTAACAGTGTTGACCGAATCATCTACATTGAAGAATTGAAAGGGAAGCTGAAATGACCACACAAACTGAAGCATTGAAGTTGGCGCTGGAGGCGTTGAGTATGTGGTCGCCAATGACGTTCACATACATGAGCGCTAGAGACGCTGCCATCACCGCCATCAAGCAAGCCTGTGCCCTCGACAAGA